CTGGACGAGTGCGCCCGCCAAATGAGCGAGTTCCGCCAACAACATGAGCCCCTGCCCAACCTTGCCGAGTGCATGACTGGCGGGGGAGCCCCCTCCTTCGAGCCCCGTTGGCGGGGCGAGGGGTTCGCCAGCAAAACAAGTGACTGCCAAGGCGGTAAAATACAATTGCAGGCTGATATGAAAGGAGGATAGTTCCATGCCCAGATTCGACACGTCGTTCAACTTCGGGGCGAACGTAAAACCCAAGAAAGGTCCTAAAAGAGGTAAAAGGTCCCGGGGTAAAGGAAAAGGAAAAAAGGGCAAGGGTTCGGCCTTCGGGTCCTGACACAAGAGTTGAACCATGCTCTTCGCCACGGCCACGCCCGCCTTCACCACTGGCTTCCCCGGCTTGCCGGAGGCCAAGCCATCGAATCGCCCGGCTAACGTCCGAGCCCGAGAGTTCCGCGCCTCCCTCCGCCGCCGAGCCCAGCTCCGTGCGGCCGCAGAGGTCCTACCCCACTTGCCAGGGCCTGGGGAGTCCCTGCACGCCCTAATGACTGGCTACTTCGATTTCCTCCTGGTGCTGGTCAGCATTATCCAGTCACAGCCAGTCCCTTGCCAGTGGCTGCGCCTGGCCACCCTGTCCTTCAGCCGCCGCAATGTGGCCGAGCTGTGCCGCCTTCTCGACACCCGCCAAGTTGAACGCCTCACGTTGCTCTGCTCCGACTTCATGCACAAAAGCAACAGCGCGGTTTACCAGGGGGCTTGTACAGAGTTGGTCGAGGCACGGGGCCAAACCGTGGCCAGCGCGAGGAGCCACTGCAAAGTGGCAACCCTGGCATTCAGGGACGGTTTGCGGCTTAGTTTCGAGGGGTCGGCGAATGCCAGGACGAACCGGAATACCGAACAAGTAACCTGCATAAATGACCCCGGCCTGCATGACTGGCATGCCCAATGGATCGACGAGAAGGTTGCCGATCATGAAGAGTACGAAGGCTGAAGTGCAGCAACGAGTTCTGGAGGTGCTGCGGCTCCGCATCGGCGGTGCCGAGTTCCCCGACATCTGTCAGTATGCGGCAGATCCCGAGCGGAACTGGCAGGTCAGTGAACGTCAGATCTGGAGGTACATTCAAGGCGCGGACGCCCTGTGCGCGAAGTACTTCGACGCCAAGGCTGGCCACCTGCTGGCCCGGCATCTGCTGCAGCGCCGCCAGCTGTACGCTCACGCGATGAGCGCCGGGGACCACCGCACGGCCCTGGCCGTCCTGAGGGACGAGGCCGAACTGGAAGGCCTGTACCCGCCCAAGAAGATCGCCCCGACTGATCCCACCGGGCGGAGGCCCGCCACGTTGTTCCTGCGTGCGGAGGAGATGACCGACGATGAGCTTGCCGCCATTGCAGCAGGAGGCAGCCCGGGAACTTCTCCGGCGCCGTAAGGCCCGAGCCTCGCTGCTCAACTTCACCTGCGCCACCTTCCCGCAGTACCAGGCGGACCCGGCGCATTGCCTGATCGCGGACCACCTGGACGCTGTGGTTCGTGGGGAACTGACTCGGCTGATGATCTTTGCCCCTCCCCAGCATGGCAAGAGCGAGCTGGTAAGTGTGCGGCTACCCGCCTTCTGGATGGGCCACTGGCCGGACGCCCCGGTGATCCTGGCTTCCTACGCCGCTTCCCTGGCCGAATCGAAGAGCCGGCAGGCACGCTCCGTAGTGGAATCTTCGGACTACCGCCGCCTCTTCCTAAATGTCCGCACACGACGAGACAGTCGGGCCGTGAACCATTGGACGCTGGAGGGCCGCCGAGGAGGAATGCTTGCCGCAGGCGTTGGGGGCCCAGTGACCGGTCACGGCGCCCAGTTGGCGATCGTCGACGATCCGACTTCCAACTGGCAGGATGCCCAGAGTCAAACCATCCGCGATACGGCATGGGACTGGTATCGCAGCACATTCCGGACGCGAGTCTGGGAGGGCGGAGCGATTGTCCTGATCCAAACCCGCTGGCACGAGGACGACCTGGCCGGCCGCCTCCTGGCAGAGCAGGCGCGCGAATGGAAGGTGCTGCGTCTCCCGGCCCTTGCCGAGACGCAAGAGGAGCGGGACAGCGCCAACGAACGCCTTGGCCTCCCGCTGGGCCAGCCGGATCCTCTGGGACGAGGCCCAGGCGAGCCATTGTGTCCGGGGCGTTTCAGCCGGGAAGCGCTGGATCAGTTGCGCCGGGACGTAGGCTCCCTGAGTTGGTTCGCCCAGTATCAAGGCACGCCGCGCTCGACAGAGGGCAACCGCTTCAAGCGAAGCTGGTTCCAGGTTCAAGACGCGGGCCCGGCTCAGGTCACAGCAAGGTGCCGCTACTGGGACCTGGCCGCCACGGAGGACGGGGGAGACTACACGGCCGGGGTGCTCATGGCCAGGACCGGACAGGGCCTGTACGTGGTCGAGGACGTGGTGCGGGGGCGCTGGAGCCCGGGCAAGCGGAACGAGGTGCTCTTGCAGACAGCCGCCACGGACGAAAGCCGGCATGGCAAGGGGGTGCAAATCTGGGTCGAGCAGGAACCGGGATCGAGCGGTGTCGAGAGCGCGGAGGCGATTGTCCGCCTTCTCGCAGGATACCGGATTCAGGCCGAGCGGGTCACGGGAGACAAGGAGACGCGAGCGGAGCCATTGGCCGCCCAGGCCGAGGCGGGAAACGTCCGGCTGGTTCGCGGGGCGTGGAATGGAAATTGGGTGGAGGAACTATGCTCCTTTCCCAACGGCAGGAATGACGACATGGTGGATGCGACTTCGGGAGCTTTCAACAAGCTGGCCAAACCGCTCCGCCAGTTAGTGATTGGGATGTGAGGTGCGGCAGGTCCGAAGTCTCCAGGAGTTGGTGCGCTTGTTTCTCGACCACAGCTACAAGCCGATTTTCAACCCCGTACCATCCCTGCAATGTAGTGTGAAGAAGGGGACAGGTTCAGGGCGAAGAATTGATGATGCTGACGATCCGAACCTGATGAATGCCATCATCGAGGCGAACTTCCAGTACCATGGCGTGTTCCCGGCCATCTTCCAGGACGTGGAACAGGCTCCGCCCCAGCTCAGAATCTCGGGGCACATAAGCCCAGGCATCGAGCGCCATCCGCTTTCCCATGCCGATGCAGTAGTGCGTGGTTTTGTAGGAGTCGGGGACGGGCCCCCAGCGATCGGACAGTTGGGCCAGCAGCAAGAACCGCTGTGGTTCGGCGGGCCTGGTGGAGTGGATTGTAACCCAGGACATGGAGTCCTGAAACTGCTGGCGCTGGAAGGGGATCACCCCCGTCCTTGCTATCACCACGGCAAAGAGCAACGCCGTAAATCCAGCCACCAGGCTGCACCCGAGAAACACCCAGAGAACGATCATCCAGTTAGGGATTCGAAAAGGCCTGCGAGTGGCGACCTCTTTGGGGTCGTCGAGAGGAACCACTATTGGCACCGGATCGCCCCAATTATCTTCTTCAAAAACCTGAGGCCTGTCTTGGTTTGCGCGTGCGCCGCTGGGCGGGTCAGGCGGCAACTCCAATTCAGGCAGCGCCTCCCCGAGTAATGTCCTGCTTAGGGGCGTGGCAGAAGCGGGAATCTGGATTCGCTGTCCGCAACGGGGACACGACACCTTACCCCCGACCCCTTCGTCAGGCGCCTTAAGCACTTTTCGGCATGTGGGACACGAAAAGCGGATCATCTGGGGCATCCTCCACTTGGACAGCACCGAGTGATTGCTTCGATTATTCAGTTGTCACTGGCGCCCCACAACCGAAATCCTGCCCTTCGGGTCTGTCGCGGCAGTCCAGTGTGTTCGTGGGGAATTCGCTGCGTCGGTCGATGTGACTCCCTTATTCTCGCTCCGCGAGAACGCCATCGCCAAGGAACCGGGTTACGCTATGCTGAGCGTTGGCGGTGTGTGTCTCGGCTCGGTTGCTCCAATGGTGGCTCAGCCTCCTTCGAGGCTTCCCCGTATGTGACTCTGAGCCGGGGAGCGTTTTCGGCCCCATCACTGGTGACCCCGATCCGGTGACTCCCTCCCGGATTCGTGTGGTTCCCGTTTGCAACCGTGATCTTCTCCCTGCCGACTCCCCCGCGCACTGCCTCGGGGCATGGCCGCCAATCCCTTCTCTGCACCTGGTTCGTGGAGTCCTGCCATGACCACCGCTACGGCCCGATGCAAGCCTGCTTCCTCCCCTCCCTCCAGCGCCCAGCGAGATCAGACCCAAGCCCAGCGCCAAGCCTATCACCGCCGTAAAACCCGGGCGAAGGGCAAGA